TCCTTCTGCTTTAGTCTGAGCTTGAGCAAAACCTGATAACATAACTTCTTCTTCAAACGCTCTGTCTGAAGACTCAGTAGTGTATATTTCAGCATGCTGATTCTCGTAACGTTTATATTCCAGTCCGAATAGTGCATTCAAACCTGGTTCTAGTTCTTTAACTAGTTGTCCTCTTGATATCGCCATGTTCTATACTCCTTACGTACCAGTTGTTACTTTAAGTTCATGTTCTGCAATCACAACAACCCAATTAACGTTAGCAGATGCTACGTCAGAATTGTCGGGATCTTTAGATGCTCCCATGATCTTTAATTGTTGAGCAGTAGTATTTAAAGTAGCGTCATTTAACTCTACTCCTGAGATATAGTCAGGTGAAGATCCTGCTGCGTATACAAGATCTGCAGTTTTACCTACATCAGTTACTGCTGAAGCACTAGCATTGTTTGATTGAATCTCGAACCTTTCATAAGGGTCGTCAGAAACAAAACCAACAATATCTGTTGCTGTGTTACTAGCTTCCAAGTGGTTAGCCCACGTTGGTTTGCTTGTTGATGCGTCAGTATAAAAAACACCATTTAGTGATCCTCTAAGATTACCGCCTGCGCCAGCTACTAATAAGTAACCGCCCGCTGTTTTCACTGGATCCCATTGATAGATCGCAGCTGAACTTGCAGCAATGCTGTATTCAGATAAACCTTGGTTGTCTCTATTCTGACCAACTTTTCCTATTGCTTTCAATCCGAAAGCGGCGTCTTTATTTGCCATAGTTGTGTCCTCCTATTAGACATTAGTTTAGTTTATCCTTTGATGGAAAAGAATTCTTTTAGGATTTCTTTGTACCACCGAAGGTTACACGAGTCTGTCGATCAATATTGATCGGCATACTTGGATGCTGTTCCTTCATTAAATCGTTGTCTACTGCCTCAACGTTATCCTGAGCTTGTTGTGTATAATAGTCAGTACGTTGTTTTGCGATTTCTTCCGGTACCCTTGCCAGCACAAGGCCACCAACTCCGATCACTCCCTTGTATTTTCCGTCTTCCACAATTGGATAGTCCGAGTCTGGATATTCGTCAGATCTAACTAATTCATATCCTGATCTAATTCTTCCAGCGACGTTTTTAGTGTCTTGGAATCCCATAGATTCAACTCTGATCCATCTGTGTGTAAAACCTGTTGGAGCAGGGGGTGCATCTAAAGATGATGGTGGAGTCCAAACTTTTTTCTTTTCAGAAACTTTTTCTCTAGTTTGACTCGCACGCGAGGTTCGTTTGTCATTATTATTTTCCATATGCTATACCTCCTTCGTGATTTTTAATTGTTTCGCATATTCTTCAAGTGGCACACCTAATTTTTTTGCTATTGCGACTTGAGACGGTGTGAGTCTCACGGTTTTGCGACCAGTATTTGTACTTCGCTTCGCACTAGCTACTGTTTGTACGGGTTTGGTCGATCCTTCCCCTAAATTAGATCTATTTGTATCAAATTTGTGGGGGAATTCAAGTCTTATTCTCTTGTCTATTTCAGAATAATACTCATCAGATTGTGGGTCATAACCTTCTTGTTCTGTCAACTTTTTATGTAGATCAAAAGCAGTATAAGTCATAGCCGTATCTTGTCCAAACCATGTATTTTTAGATGCCCATGATTCAGCCTTTGGATCCGGTGTAGGTTCTACTGTTTGCTGTCTATTTAAGTTAATTTCAGGTTTAACTTCTTTAGCTTTATTAGCATTAAACTCTTCTTGAGCCACTTTAGTCTCTTCAAGTTTTGCTTTTTTATAACCTAGCTCAGAAATAGCAGTTAAAGCTTCAGATTCAGCTTGTAAATCATTTGCTTCTCTAGCGGCTGCAAGTTTAGCCTGTGCTGCCTGGATTCCTGATGTAATACTATCTTCTGTAGATTTTAGGTATCCGGGTTCAAGCTTCGAGATTTTCTTTTCAGCCGCTTCTTTTAATTTAATCTGCGCTCTTGCAAATTCAGCAGCGTCATCAGCTTGTCTCTGTGCTTCTCTCCATTTATGAGTTAGTTTAGCTATTCTTCT